CATTTGCAAGTTCAAATTCTGTTATAGACTGTATTCCCTCTTTAAATGTTATTACATCATTGACCGTAGCTGTTGCACCAGAACTTGCACCAGTAATAACTTGGTTAACAACCTCATCACCAGTAACACCTTGAAAGGCTGTACATCTTAATGTTGTTTCCGTTCTCCAATCTCCATCTGAAGTTCGTAACATATGAATGTTTGGATAAAATATTTCTGCTTCTTCACCAAGTAATATTCTAAAGAATAATTCATGCCCTTCTTTTGTACCCTTTGCAGAATACAAGTCTTTGATGTTTTTAATTAAATCTCTTTTAGATACACTTGATGCAAGTGAGTTTGGAATTGCAGTCATCAAAGATGTACGCATTTGGTCTAGGAAATCATAGATGGTATTATCTACATCTGCGTAATCTAAAAGTTGTTGTATATTTTGTATAGGGTTAGCACGATACTCATTGATAGTTCCAGTCGCACCAGAAGTACCACCTGTAATTGTTTCTCCTGTAATAAATTTTTGTTGTGAAGAAACAAATATTTTACCGTTACGAGAATCTTCTACGAGAACTGTAGCAGTTGCACCAGAAGTTGCCCCAGTAATTGTTTCGTTATTTGTAAACTTACCAGTACTTCCATTAGAACCACTTTCTGTAACAATTCTATCTCCATCACTTTCCTCTAATACATACGCAGTTGTGGTTGTTTCTAATGTTACATAGTTAACAGTTGCAGTATAGGTAATCTGTCCTGCTTCCATAAACTGATAATATTGTTTAAGAAAATTAACAAAGACTGGGTGGTCTGCCTGTACAAAGTCAGCAACCTGTCCTTCAATAAGTGGTGATACCTTATTCAGTAATTTTGACTTTTCGTCTGCCATAGTTTAGTAGCCCGAAGATGTAGTGGTTGATTTAGTTGTGTTTACACTTGTACTAGTTGTTGTTCCTGTAGTTGTTGTTGTGTATCCCACACCAGTTGTGGCAGACGCATCAACTTTAGAAGTAACTGTAGTATTTGTAAAATCTATTTCTAATAGTTGATTACGAACTGGAACAACATCATTTGAATCAGATAATGCAGTAACACGAACTTGCGTAGAAGCAACACCATCTACATTAGATGCACTTGAAATTAGTATACCATTAATTGTAATAATTCCATTCGTATAATCAATCGTACCAGCTGTTTCACTATAATATGTTTTTGTTCCACTCACAATAGAATATATTCTTAAATTGCCTGAACCATCATCATCAAAGAAATACTCAGTAGACGCACTACTGATATAAAATCCAGTAGACGCAATAACAGCATTTTGATATCCACTAACTGGATTGTAAAATGCATTATTAAAATTAATTGTATATGATGTGGACTCTGTAGTTGTTGGAGTAAACAATTTAGCCATTGTTACAGTTGTTGTATTCATAAGAATAGAACTATCCGTATCATCAATTAATCCTGTTAATTGTGAATGTCTAAATGGTGAATTAAAAGTATTTAAATTTGTAGTATTATAATTTTGTAATGTTGTGCTTATTAATGACCCTAAATCTGTTGCAGTTTTTGTTGTTGCACTAGAGTCGTAACTAAAAGTAACACCCAATATTAAAAATGTTGTTTCTGGGTCAACCACCACAGGTGTAATAGATGCAACCTTATAAGGTTCAAAGTCTTTCACCAATTGGTCTTTCTGTGTGGTCGTTAAGTTTTCTCCAGTTGTACTTTTAATAGAGATAAAAACTTTTCCGTATTCAGCAACTGAACTTACACCACTACTTGTATTATAACTTCCGTCCTCTCCACCCCATACAGAAACAGCTTGTGTGTTTGCAAAAAGTTTTCTTGCATACAATTTGTAATCTTCCGAAGTAACAGCACGACCTTGAGCTGCATAATCTAAAGGTGCATTAAGTTTTATAGATTGAATACTTTCTGCTTCAGAACCACCAGATGCATTTGCAACAGTTGTAATAGTAATGTCCGTCACAGTATCAATCGCAGATGGTGACGAAAATGAAGATGCACCATTTGCTTGTGTTTTGTTTGTAACAACATAACTTAAAGAAACGATATTACCGTCTGATAATGCTTGACTTACAATACCATCTCCAAAGTATACTTCAAATCTTCCCACTTCAATTTCTTGCAAATAATAAACAGTACTTGACCTAGATAACTGTGATATATCTGTGGCCTTTGTATATGTTGTAGTTGCTGTATCAGAAGCAGAGGTTTGTACCTTTACTGTAAGAGTAGTGGTATCAGCACGATTGTCTGTTATAATAAATCTTTGGTCTACGTTAGAACTATCTACAAGATATTTTGTTGTAACATATGTTCCTTCATATATTTCTGTACTGTCAAAAGGAACTGCACTTCCTGTATTAGACCCTGTTATATCTGCAATGGTAACAAACTGATAACTTGTTCCATTTACCGTTGTAGTAAATGCAGTACCAGCATCCATAGTTGCAGTTGTCTTAGATGTTGCAAGAGATATATTAATAGTTGCTTTAGGAGCTCTAGGTGAGGAAACTTCATACCCTAACATTTTTGCATGAGATACAACACTTGAACGTAATGATGCACTATCTAAGAACATTTCATTTGCAACCATGTTCGCATTGAAACCAAGATAGTGTGTATTATACGCAAGTGTATCTAACAAGATACTCATACCAGAACCCTCGAAGTCATAGTCTTTGAATTCTGTTTGTGCTTTCAAATAAGTTTTAAGATTTTCTTTAACATCATCAAAGTCAAATTCTGTGACTCTAAGTCTTTTATCGTTTACTGCCATTAACGTAACCTCTCTAACATAATTGTTAAATCAACTAATTCTGTAGGAGCATTTACAACATAAAACTCAACAGTCATGTCATATGCATTTCTGTCTAAGTCTGGTGTTGCACGAACAGCAACAAGTTTTGCTCTTGGTTCAAAATTGTTAATTACTTCTTCTACTTTTTTTGCAATAATAGTTGCAGTAATTGGTGACATGTTTTCAAATAACATTCCTCTTATTCCACCAGAGATTTCTGGGTGAAAAGGTTTCTCATATGTATTCAATAAAACAAGATTACGAATAGACCTTTTAACTGCTTGTATATCTGTTACTTTGCTGATATCGGAGTCGGAAGATTTCTTACCAAAGAATAAATCTAAGTCAGTATATTGTCTGACATTTCTGGTAATATCATTATTAGCTTGTGCATCTTTATATGCAGACATATTAGTAGACTCCTAGTTTGTATTATTTATACAAAAAGTTTTATATTAAATTATGATTCCGTAACTGTTACCGTACCTGTACCTTCTCTACCATAACTTGTTCCATATAAATTATATTCAGCAGCTGTACCTTCAACATCACCGAATAATGGAGTAGGTGTTCCAAGTTTTATTTGTTTTGGTTTTGTAGTTCTTTTCAATATAGTTTTTATTGGTGCAATCTCTACAGGTGCTGCTACAGATGCAAAAGAAATTGCAGCAGCTGCTTCTTTAACAACGCCATCAGCACTTAACGCAAAATCAGTTGACAATGCACTACATGGATTTAATCCTTTTAGTTTAGCTGCAAGTGCGTCTGCAACCATGTCGAATATACTTAACCCTGCTGATAAAAGAGATTCTCCAAATTGAAGTGTAAGTTCAGCAAGTTTTGCAAGATATGCTACTGAACCTTCAACTAAATCTAAAAGAGATTCTATTCCTGAAGATAAACTTATGTCTGGAATTAAACCAGATATATCTGGAAGCATCTTACCCAAAGCAGTTCCTAAATCTCCTATCGCACTTGCTACTGCACTTGCAATTGCTCCAGTAATATCTCCTATTCCGTTTAGTATATCGTTAATCATATCATCTATCGTTGATAATGCAGAATTAAGGTTTGTACTTATTCCACACCCTACATCTAATATTGGTATTGCCATTTTTTTCTCCTATTAATTATTATGGTTTACCCACCAGCAAAAACATTAGCACTTCCTGCTGCAACTGAAGTGCAACCAGTAATGCTATCACCAATTCTTCCACAACCCTTTCCATTTATAAAAACTGTAGTTGAACCTGTTGTTATTGGAGCTGCGTGTGAAGGACAAGGAGCGCCTGGCAAAAGATGACCAGTATTATTATCACCCTGTCTACTTACTGCGATACTATTTACAAATACATTTGAAGAACCTTCTGCTCTAGTCATTCCAGAGCAATGTGCTACATCTGCATCTCCAATTCTAGTTACTGCTGGCATTTTCTCTCCTCATTAACTCTTGTAATTTTGTATTATATATTTCCATTTCCTTATGGTCTTCCTCACTATGTGGTGGCTCTGGTGCATCTGGTTTAAATGATATAAGATTATCAAACTCCATAGGTATATCATCATAGTCATCATAAGTGACTAATGCAGAACCAACTTTTATGATAAACTCACCCTTCATTATTTCTCCTATGGGTTTAAGTTGATATTAGAACCTACGATTGTAATATCACCAGTAGCAGTAGTCGCTTGTGTAGAACTATATGTTTCTGTAACAGCTCCTGTAACAGTAGTTGTTAATGTTGACGCATAAGTTTCCGTAACTGTTCCTGTAATCCTTGTATTTAATTTACCAAGTGCATCTACGTTAAATGTACCTAGTGTATTTGTTTGACTTAATGTTAAATTTGTTTTTCCTATTATATTTAATGATGCGTTACTAATATAAGTGTTATCTCCTACAACAGCAGTTCTAGATACCCCACCAACCTGTCTAGACTCATTACCTTTAATTTGAATATCATAACTTGATTTACTACTATCCCCAATACCAATGACTCCATACAGATTATCAGCAACTCTATAACTATGCCCACCTAGTATATCTAGCTCGTAGTTACCAACACCTAACGCACCTATCTTTGTGTACATACTCTTACCAACCTTTAAAGTATAATCACCAAGAATCTCTTGTATATAATCTCCTTGTATGAGATGCCTAACATTACCACCTATCGTAAGATTTACATTTCCGCCAACATACACACTTTTGTCATCATAGACAATTTCGTAGTCGTTCTTTACAACCTTTGTTACTCTTGAACCATCTGGGTGTACTTCTTCAAATGTGCCAGACCTATGCTCTCTGTGTAATCTTTCAGCGTCCTCAGTATCATCTATTTCAAAGATGTGTCCAGACTCAGATTCAAAGACATGATTGCTTGGATATTTTGATGCACTTGTAGATGCACCTTGTGGGTCTGGTTCTGTCCAAGTTGTTCTTTCTTCTTCGGAAACTAATTTTGTAGATACGC